GTTTATCCAGGCGGGATGGAAGGATGTGCCCCACTTGGACGCCGAAGAGCAACGGGCGCTCATGGCGACCACGCCACCGTATCAGCTCGCGGCCAGGACCGAAGGCGAGCCGTCGCTGGGGTCTGGAGCCATTTATCCCATTGCCGAGCGCGACGTGCTGGTCCCCACCGCCGAGATCCCCGCCAACTGGCCCCGTGTGTATGCGATGGATGTGGGGTGGAATCGGACGGCGGTCGTCTGGGGCGCGACCGACCCTGGCTCAGGACGCATTGTGCTCTACGACGAGCACTACATGGGACATGGCGAACCGGCGAGTCACGCGGCGGGTATCCGCGCACGGGGCGACTGGATACGTGGCGTCATTGACCCGGCGAGTTCCGGCAGCAGCCAGATCGACGGGCGCAAGCTCATTGACATCTATGGGCGTCTAGGACTACGGCTCGAACCGGCCATCAATGCCGTTGAAGCCGGACTGACCGAAACCTGGAATCTTCTCGTATCAGGCCGACTTGTGGTACAAGAGCATCTATCGAATTGGCGTAGTGAGTTTCGGAAGTATCATCGCGATGAACAGGGCAAGATCGTGAAAGTCTCTGATCACCTCATGGATGCTACCCGCTATCTTGTGATTTCAGGACGCGACCATATGCACACGATCCCACGCCACGCACGCACAGCCCCCTATATTCGCCCGTCTGACACGGGCTGGATGTCGGCGTAATTTATGGAACGTGATCGAACTGACGTGATTCGGATGGCCCTGGATCGCTTCAGGGTCGGCATCGAAGCGGATGCCGAGCAGCGGAAGCGTGAAGTGGATGCGCTGAAATTTCAAGTCCCGGCCCTGTCGTGGCCGAGTGATGTGAAGGAGCAGCGCAAGCCCCAACTGGTGGGCGGCGTGGCGATCCCGCAGCGCCCGATGCTCTCGATCCCCACACTCGACCACCCGATTCAACTCACGATCAACGCGGAACGCGCCGCGCATCTCGGCATTGGCATCCATCCGCTGTCCGATGCCGCAGATGACGATACCGCCGAGGTGCTGCAAGGACTGTATCGGCGCATCGAAGTCGATAGTCGGGCATCCCTGGCGAGAAGTTGGGCCTTTGAGCGTGCCGTGAAGTCGGGGCGCGGCTTCTATCGCGTCATGTCCGAGCGTGATCCAGATGGCGAGAATGCGTTTGACCAGCGCATCGTCATTAAGCGCATCCTTCAGCAAGGCAGCGTCGTGTTGGACCCGTTTGCGCAGGAAGCGGACTTTTCTGATGGGACGTGGGCGTTTCTCGTGAATGACATGCCCTGGGAGACGTATAAACGCCGCTATCCGAAGAGTCAGATGGCGTCCTTTAGCGAAGACGAGCTGTCCGCACTGGGCGTGGAGACGCAGAGTTGGGTGACAGGCGATGAAGGGGCCGGACGGGCCGTCCGTGTGGCCGAATATTACCGCCTGGAACGCACGCCACGCACCCGCGTCCTGCTTGATGACGGATCAGACAGCTTTGACGACGAGATCCCCGAGGGGCGCAGTCTGCGCGAGGGCGACGAGGCGCGGAGCACCGAGGAAGAGGTGCCTATCCTCTATTGGTCCGTCATTAACGCCATTGAGGAACTCGAACCCGCCCAAACCCAGGATGGTCGGTATATTCCGATTATTCCGGTGGTGGGACGCGAACTCATTCCGTTCGAGAGCCAGCGCCGCTGGGTCGGCATGATCGAGCCGAATATGGATGCGGTGCGTCTCCTGAATTACAGCGCCAGTAGCGCCGTGGAGATGGCGAGCCTGGAGACGAAAGCGCCGTATACGATGGTGGAGGGCCAAGAAGAGGGTCACGAGCAGGAATGGCAACTCGCCAATGTCCGCAACTTCCCGTATCTGCGCTACCGCAATGTCTCCCTGAATGGCACCCCCGCGCCACCCCCGCAGCGCACGCAGGTCGATACCTCGCGGCTCGGGCCGTCCATGCTGCTCTTGCAGCAAGCGCGAGAGTTTATTCACGAAGGCACGGGCGCGTATGAGAGCGCCTTGGGGCAGCAGGCGACCAATGCCAAGAGTGGTCGGGCCGTTCGCGCACTCCAGGACCAACACCAAGCCGGTTCGAGCCACTTCATCGACAACCTCGCCTCGATTAGCCTGACCTACGAAGCGAAGGTCATTCTGGACCTGATTCCGTTTATTTACGACCGTCCAGGCCGCATTGCGCGGCTGCTCGATGCGGAAGACAACCCGAAGACGGTGATGCTCAACGCGCCCTTCACGATGGACGGCCAGACGAAGCGTCCACAACGCATGGGAGCGCAGCGGCCCAATGGGATGCCGCCGGGTGCTCAGGCAGGAGGCCCACCGCCGATGCCGCCGCCCCCGCCGGGGATGCCACCGGGTCTGCCTGGGATGCCCCCGATGCCACCGGGCATGGATGGGATGCCACCGGGGATGCCGCCCGGTGGTCCACAGGGTGCGCCGCCAGAGCCGACATCGAAGGTCTACGAATACGACCTCAAGAAGGGGCGCTACGGCATTAGTGTCAGTATCGGGAAGTCGTATAAGAGCCGGTCGGAGGAGGGCGCAGACGAATTAGGCAACCTCTTCCAGGCGCAGCCACAGCTCTTCCCGATTCTGGGCGATATTTACCTGAAGTTCCGCGACTTCCCAGGACATCTGGAAGCGGCGGCGCGTGTGAAGAAGCTGCTCCCGCCGCCCTTGCAGGAGGAGACGGGACAGCCGACACCAGAGCAGCTCCAACAGCAGCTCCAAGAGGCGGGGAAGATGGTGGAGCAACTCACGCAGGCGCTCGACCAGAAGACGCAGGAAGCCGAAGCGAAGCTGCCAGAACTCCAGATGGACGCGCAGCGTGCGACGGCTGACCGCGAGGCGAAGCTCCAGATCGAGCGGATGCGGAATGAGACGCAATTGGCCGTGGCGACGATGAAGGTGCAGGCCGATGAAGCGGCGGCGATCTTCGCGGTCGAAGTCGGGCGCGTCGGCACCGACTCGAAGCATCGCTTTGACGCGGTGAAGCAGGCCGCCGATCAGCATCACCAGCAGCAGTTGGCCTTACAGGGCGTGATGGCGAAACAGGAGCAGGCCGAGCAGGCGGCGATCCCGCCTGGTGCGGCGCTCCCTGGTCAGCCGCCCGGTGCGCCACCGCCTGGTCCACTCCCAATGGGCGGTCCTCCGGTTGATCCAAATATGGGGATGGCCCCCGAGGGTCCACCCGTAGGACCGCCGCCACTACCACCCCTCCCGCCGGAGGGCGTCTAATGGAGAATCAAAACACGCTTGGACATCTCTTGCGGATGAGAAAGCGCCCAGGTGGCTCGAATGCCGGGAAATATCCCACGGTGAAGGCATTTGCTGGCCCAGCCGGTGGCGCACCGAAAGGCACCTTTCCGATCAATACGCGGAAGCGAGCCGTGTCGGCCCTGGCCTTGGCGCACAATGCCCCGAAACCAGCAGGTATCCGACGCGCTGTGAAGGCAAAGTATCCGAGTCTGTAAATGCCACCCAAGAAGCCGCAGCCGCAAGGCACGATTGGGAATGTGCTGGCGCAATAATGACCCATGCGTGTTCCGCATGTGTTATTAGTGCTATATTAGGAAATTAGATGGACACAGACGCTGGGCAAGTGACTGACGGCGACATCACGATTGATAGCAACCACGAGACGGTTGAGCAGATCCAGGCGGCTATCGTGGATGATGCCCCTGATGTCGTCGAGGCGTCTCCATCTGACGATGCTTCGGACGAGACATCAAGCCAGGAAGCGCCAATAGAGGCTGATACGGCTACTCCTCCAAAGCCTAAGCGGAGGAGCGATCCCACGCAGGCGGTCAAGTCGGCGGTGGCAAAGCAGCGTCAAGCGGAGCGTCGAGCCGAAGCCGCTGAAGCTCAGATGCAAGCGATGGTCACGCCGGTAACGACTGAACCCACACCTGGCGGTGGCGATTGGGCGCGGTTTAAGCAGATCCCAGGCGTCCCCACGGTGGACCAATTCTCTGCCTATGAAGACTATTCGATGGCGATGTCGGCGTTTGTGGCCGATGTGCGCCACCACGAGCGGGATGCCGAGCGTGCCTCCTCGTATCAGGCGCACCAGCAACAGCAGTCCCAGGACGCGCAAACCGCCGCATGGAATGGACGACTCAGCGAAGCACGGGCGCAGAACCCTGACTTTGACAGCACGTTGAAGCCGGATACGCCCATGTCGCTGCCCATGCAACATCTCGCGATGGAAAGCCCCCAGGGGATAGAGATTCTCCAGTGGCTTTCCGATAATCCAAACGAATCTCAGCGCATCTCCACGCTGCACCCGGCAGAAACCTACCGGGAAATGGGGAAGATCGAAGCCCGACTCGAAGCTGCTCCTCCGCGTGCCTCAGCCCGAGCCGTTAGTAGTGCGAAATCCCCGATTAGGCCGCTCGGGACTTCGCCTCATATGTCCGATCAGCTTGAAATTACTGACGAGATGTCGTTTGACGAGCACTTTCGTCGAGCGAATGCGGCAGATCGAGCGACCGGACGGTTGTAAATCTTTCACAAAAGGATGTGACCCATGGCAAATACCCTTGCCACCCCGTCCTGGACGACCAAGGAAGTCGCACGCGGCTTTATTAACAAGCTCGTGTTTCTTGCGAACGTCAACCGGACCTACGACGATCAGTACGAAATTGCCGGTGCGAAAGTCGGCAATACGGTCAATGCGCGGCTCCCACAGCGGTTTACCGTGACGGACGGCCAAGCGTTGCAGCTCCAGAACCTCTACGACCAGACCGTCCCGATCT